CACGTTGCTCCATTTTCATTATCCTCGCTTACAGTGATTGTCATTTTGCGACCAGGATATTTGTTGTTAATAGCATCTGCAAGATCATCACAAATCATCTCACAGGATTTAAAGTCAAGTTGCAGAGTATTTTCTGCATAAAGTTTTTCTAACCAGCGTTTAAACTGGATAAATTCAATGTCTCGATCGTCGTGGAACACTTCAATCTCAACTTTAAAGTGAAACATGTGACGATGAATATAGCCTAAAAAGCTAACGTCATATTCGTCACCTGTTGCAAGATTGGGATCATCTAACGCTGCAGGATACTTGTGTAATCCTTCTTTACTAAACGTAACCCAAATACTTGTGCTTGTTTTTTTCATTTTGTTATCTTCCTCACGCATACGCCGAAGCATATATTCGTAATAACGTTCTTGCATCAATCGTCATCATCTACTGATACTGTAGATAACTTTTTCTCTAGACGCTGCATTGTTTGCAAAAGTTCCCAAAGTTTCCAATCTGCAGACTTTGCAAGTTCCATAATGTTTTTACGAAACTCTTCTTCAGTAATTTCGTCAATTGAGGGTTCTTCGATTACTCGAATTTTTTTAACCATTTGGTAACTCCTTTTTAATGGCTTCGATTTGCTCTTTAAGTTTAAGTTTCTGCTTCTTAAGTGACTTAACACTTAGTTCTGCATTAGTATGTTTATACAACTGTTCTATTTCTTTGTCAAGCATTCTATGCTTATTTTCCAAACTTTTCAACAGTTCTGTTTTTGTGCGGGGCATTTGCAACTCGTTCTCTTAAATCTGTAGTACTAAATTTATGATCACGTTTGTTAAAATGAAATTCAATACCACGTTTACGACAAATATCTTTGCCTGTAAAGTCCTTTTCACGATATTCTTCACCTAGTATACGTACATCTATACGATACATTTCAAGTATATCTTTTAAATCTTGTTCAGTTTCATATGGGATAATTTCATCTACATACTCAACTGCACTTAGTTGTGCATAACGTTCAACTAAACTTTGTACTGGCTTATTCTTTTCTCCAGGTCTGTCAATTGATGGATCAGTTTGTAATCCAACAATCAAATAATCACATTGTTCTCGAGCTTCACGCAACATCATAATATGACCTGCGTGAAGTAAATCGAAAACACTTGCAGTAAATCCTACTCTCATAATTAACTCTGAGCAGGAAAAATATACTCGTAGACAGCAACGCCATTGTCTACATCAATTTGTAGTGCACCCATATCACTAAACCTGATTTTCTTATCTCCATTAAGATTAAGAACACTCATAACTTCAGCAATTGGGTATTTCCAACTTTGTTTTAACTCGCCATCAACTTGTGGTTGGAATATAAAGTTACCAGTGTGACCACTGTCATCACCAAAATAAAACTTTAAATTACCTTCTTCAGTTTTTGCAATAAACACACTCTCTTCACTATTAGCTTGTGACTGAAACTTAAAACGCTGCACACTTGCAATGTGTGGTTCAACTTCAACATTCCAAGTCGCACCTTTAAATCGTACTTCTGGAATACGCTGTTGCACTAATTCCTTACTCATAAACCGGAAATCGTTTTTAAAATCTCCTTCTTTGTTTTCAAAGTGCATACTAAACGGCACATTTTCTCCGTTACGCTCACGCTTTTCCACAGTAATATTAGCATCTTCTACATACTCTGGAATATTAAGGATAACATTTAATTTATCCAAATTAGGTAAACCAAGTGTCCCTGTTAGTTCTGAACTAGCACTTTTATACGTTGCTTTGACAATAACTTTATTGTCATCATCTTTTGCTTCAACAGTTGTGCCATCTGTTACTTTTACTGCATCGATGTTGCCAACACCTCTTGTGTGTTTGACGATGTCGAGTAGATAATCTCTCATGTGTGTTTCCTTTTTATTAACTGTACGTTATAGCTGCCTTGTGTACGAGTGTTAAATCTGTAACTACGAACAAACCTACTTAAATGTAACCAGGTTTCTATTTCGTTGCGTATAAGACCTTGCCCGCAGATAATTTCACAAGATTTATAATTATCATAATAGCATCTTTCTAGAAACCTGTCAACAGCTTTCCATGCTTCATGTACATGTTTTCCGTGTAAATCTAAACGTCTCATCCAAAATCAAATAAACTTTCAAAAGTCGTCTTGTCTTCTGCTTTAGACAAGTCAATATCAAGAACTCCCAACAAGTTCTCAATTTTTTTAGTAATAATAGTTTCTTCCATTGTATCAGTATCAAAAGGCATTTCTTTAAACCATTCAGGAAGCCTTGTTTCATCTGTTGGATATCCAATACTTGTAAACCCCATTGGATTTGGCTTTAGTTTACATACAATAGTTTTCATACCATCTACAATTTCTAAACTAAACTTGTCACTGTTTAATTTACGTAGTCTATTAAAGTTAATAGCTGCTCTAACGTGTCCGGGCATGTTTGCTTTGCCTTTGTATACATCCTTGTCCCACTCTAGTCCTGAATAGTACGTAAGTTTGTTAACACGCTTTGGTGTACCAATTTCCCAAGGATCCATTTCACGAAACTCTCTACGGAATTCAATAATACGATTAATTAATTCATCATTACTTGTTCCTGTTAGTGTTTTAAGCAGTAGCTCATTTAAAAAGTCTTGCATAAACGGAGGAGTATCACTACGTTTAAGATCCAATCCCATTGCTTTTACTTTGCCTGGTTTATCGCCTTGGTCTTCTCTAAAGCCTTCGTTGTCATACACAAGAATTGCATAGCGTTTTTTCTTAATAAAGATGCCTGCACTTGCACAAACTTCACGACCCGCTGCAATAATTTCACCTTGCTCACGATTAAGTACGTTGTGCGCTTGTGCCATATAATCAGGAAAAGTTACGTTTGCTTGTTCGCATACTTCGTCGTATATTGCTGTAACAGTATCTTTATTCCAGTCAATTTCTCCAGATTCTATTTGAGCTTTAAATACAGGATAAGCACTAAAATATACAGAATCAGTATCGCCGTAAATAATACTAGTTCCAACATGGTTATATTCTCCAGTAAATAATTCATTGACTTTTGCTCCCATATGTCTAGCAATAGTTCTTCCTGTTAATGTTGTACTTTGGCCCATGCGTGGATCATTGAATCTACTGCCTGGATTGAGAAGTGCACCATACAAACTGTTCAAGTTAATCTTTTTAACTAGCTGTCGTTTGTCCCAGTATGTAAACTTTTCGTCATCTACACCTTTTGCATCTTTGGCGTTCTTTTGCAGCACTTTACGTTCTGCATACCAACGCTCTAGCAAACCAGGAATAATACCTTTAGTATCCTGTTTAATGATAGTAGCATTACTACTAAATGCCCAGGGCTGGCCGCTTTCAAAAATGATCTGATAAATCTGCGCACCAGTTGCCATTAATTCTTCGCCGTTTTCAAAGTCAATATACAACTGTACATTTGTGTCTTTGTTCATAACAAGTTCATATTCTGGACAAGCAAACTTGCCTTCCCAAGCCCTTGCTGGTTCCCATTTAAACTCATCTAGCATAGGTACAGTATGCGTATGTCTAACTTGCCCTACAATTGTTTCTGTACTCAAATTAAGACTGCGCAGAATACTAGGATACAGACTGTTCAAGTCCATACTACCAATCCATTCATGATAACCTTGCTTGGGTGTAGCAACATATGCCCCAGCCGCAGCAACTGATTTAGGATAATGATTTTGCACTTTGTCGTGTTGTTTGTCTGGAACAATTAATCCACGATGATGCGCTTCATTAATAATGGCTTGGTCTGTAACAGCAACCGCACCCATTGTTGTTTGTACAAGAACTGTATTGTCATGTGCAATAACGTTTGCAAGATCAATAAACTGTAGCTTCTTGTCTAATTTAACAAGTAGATCAACGTCCTGTCTGTTATAGTCAATAAACGTGTAGAAGTCATTGTTGTACAACTGATCCAATGTGCCTTGGTATGCAATTTTACGTTCATCAAGTTCATATTCACCAATTGCATCTAAACTGTATGAATGCATTTCATGATATGTATATTTGATATACAGTTGCATGTAATCCAAATGCAAACGTCCAATTGTATCAAATGTTTCTTGTGCTTTGCCGTAACGTTCAAACTCACGGCGTTTGGGATATTGATGCCACAAACAAAAACGTCTAGTGTTCTCTTTACCAAGTACACGTGCAACACGGTTAACCATGTATGGAATATCGAATCCTTCGCTGTTCCAGCCACTCATTACATCAGCATCGTCAATCAAGTCCAAAAATGTTTGTAGTAGTTCACGTTCACTTTCCATAAGGAGTGTGTCTGGAAACTTCTGACAAATCTCTTGTGCTGTTTCACGTGTTAATGTTTTAGGCTTACACACAAGACAAATTGTACGTTCAAGCCAACTAAGATGTACTGCAATAGCAGTAACAGGATTGAAGGGATCACTGGGATCAGCAAATCCTTTGTCTTTGTCAAAGTCAACCTCAATATCGAAAAATGCAGTGTTTAGTTTGGGAGGCTCTTTACCTAGATAATTATCAGCTAGACATTTAAAAACACTGTTAACATCACTTTCAAATAGCTGTTGTCCACTGTATAGTTTTTTCTCTTTCTTAAACGCCTTACCGTTTGTTGTGCTAAAACGTGAAAGTTTGTCTCCAAAGATACTTTCAAATTTACCTTTAGAGTCTTTATAATAAAAACTATAGTTTGCAGGATATTCACGGTACTCACGTCGACCATTTACACGTTCTGCTATGTGTATAATATCTCTATCTCTATCAAAGTGTGCGTCTACATACATTAACTAACAAATGCCTTTTCTTGTACAAATGTACCTTGTGTACGTTTGTTACCTTCGCTGAAGCCTAGTGCAGTGAAGTGTTCTTTTAAGTCGTTGTTAAAGTCCATACTTCCACATAACATTATACGTTGATACTCAGGATTGTCAATCTTAACAGTGCCGTCCGCCATAAACTTTTGTATACGACCTTGTAGTTCCGCAGTCTCTTGTGTTACTGTGCTAATATATTCAATAGGCATTTCATTCAAGAAGTCACGATAGCAATCTTGTTCTGCATGTGTTCTAGTAGTCCATGTTACAGTGATGTTTTCAAACAAGTCATATGTTTCTGGTTCACGTAAAAGGCTAATAAATGGTGCAATACCTGTACCACTAGCCATCATTACCAAGTGTCCACCTAGTTCTAGATTGGCAAGTATAAGTGTACCTGTAGGTTTCTCGCCTACTTTAAGTGTATCGCCCACCTTAATGTGTTGCAGTTTACTTGTTAGCGGACCATCTTGTACTTTAATACTGTAGAACTCTAAGTAGTCATCATATGGACCACTAGTAATACTGTATGCACGACTGGGAGTATTGTCCAATCCTATCATGACAAACTCCCCCGCAGTAAATCTATAACTGCGAGGACGCTCTGTTCTAATCCTAAAGAGTTTGTCTGTGTAATGTTGAACCTCAATGACATTGAGATCTAGCATTAGTGATCTTTCCCGACTGCTGCCAATACTTCTTCTACTTGACTGAAGCCTTCTTGTACTTTAGCAAATTCTTGCTTATAAGCAATGCGAATAGCTTTATTAATTGTTGCTGGTTTCATATCTAGTTCTTCTGCAACTGCTTTTACAGTATCAGACAATCCACCTTTTAGTGTTTCCACTTCACTTGTTACTTGAATACCTTCGTTAATAATTTGTTTAAGTTTTGTGATTTCAGAATCACTGAAAGACCGTGTAGGCATACGCTACCTCCTATTAAAGTTTATATGTTGTGAATATAAGACAAAAAAAGCGTTTTGTCAACGCTTTTCTAGTTCTTCAAGACGTTTTTCAATGCTGTCTATCTTTGCTGTAATCTTAGGATATTTTTTACGCCAAGCATCTTCTGGTTGTTCTAACCAAGTAAGTCCCCATCGTTCTACTAAGTAATCTACCATACGGTCAAACTTAGCATAACCCCAAAGACCCAATCTTGTAGTACTCAAGTATGCCAGTACCATTGCGCCTGCAATACTACCAGCAATACTTGTATAAATCCATGTGCGATCACTCGCCATGTTTTGTATCATATCCCACATACTATTCAGCTTTCCAAATAGTCCATGCACCCCATGCAATTGCTGCCCATGCAACCAGATCAACTGGTGCCATTAGCATCACTAAACCAACCGCTATCAGCATCGCTCCATCCCAGCTGGTTCTTTCT